AGAGTGCATTCCGATTGCCCGTGATTCGCGGAGTCTTCCTTCGTCATTAAGCTGAGAAGCTGTGAGCATAATCGAGTTATTCTTCAGTGCTGCGAGTTTTAATCTCCTTGCGATCTCCGAAATCTGACTTTCTCTGCCTTCTTCACCATCAGATGAGATAATTTGGAGGTAATCTACGACAATTACATCTGCCCGTTTTTCTCCAACGTATCGGTTGATTTGGGCCTCAATCTCGTCAATTTCGGCTACTCCATCCACGATTTCGATGGGTAACTGGTGTAATTTCAACAATGCGGCACTGATTTTGGCGAGTTCTCCTTGGTTCGCATTTTTGTAATCCTCTGGTTCTCTGATCGGGTAGCCTGCGATGTTGCAAGCCATGCGAGTTAGGATGTCCTTCGCTTTCATTTCGAGGCTGAAGAACAGAACTGACTTTCCATCTTGCAGGTTAGCCAGTGCCGCTTGGACGAGGTAGATAGATTTTCCTCCACCAGTCTCTGATGCTACTGTCATCATCTCGCCTTTGTGCATTCCACCCTTGAGCGCACGATCTACTTTGAGTAGTCCAGTAGGAAAGAATTCCTTTACTGCTTTACCTTCCATCTCGTCGATGATTTCGATGATGAGGTCTTTGACTGGTTTTACTTTTGTTGTCCTATCCTCGGCGCACTTCATTATCGTTTCCGATAATTCCTTCAAATCGGCCTTACCTGCGCGGAGGTTTACTTCTTCCTTCTCCATGAGAGTAAGAACATCGCGGTATGCCTTCGTTCGGTGCAGGTGCTTCCGGTAGTCATCTGCCATGTCTTGGCAAACCTTCCCCGAAGTTACTTTCATTGTGGTTAGGATTTCGTGAATCGCATCCTCTCCACCCGCCGCTTCCAGTTGTCCGGTTGCTTCCAGTTCTGCGATGGCGGAAAACGGGCAGCAAACCCCTGTCCGCTGGTGAACCCCTTGGAGCGCATTAAAAACGATCCTGTGGGCTGGTATGGCGAAGTAATCGCTATCCCATGTTTGTTGGGAAAGGATGTTTCTGTCGATTGCGATGAGCGACAACACTGCCGCTTCACTCTTTCGTGCTATTGGGACTTTTTTCATTTATTCTCCTCCAAGGATTCTCCATGCTGTTGCAGCCACGATTGAAACCTGACCATTTCCAATGGCTTTAAGTCTGTCCACCCTATCGGCCACCCCATTAGCCACTCGACCCAATCTGGATTCAATGCCCCAGATGTGTCCGACACGCTCTGCCCAAGTCCTATCTGCTTCCCCTTCTCTTTTCTCCGCTGGATCACTGGCATACCAATATGACCCCTGTCTCGGTTGTCGCTTGCACATGGAGTCGGCCACATACTCCGTCCTACAATTGTTTCCAAGTTTGGAAATCGATTCTCGTTCCAGGCTGAATCTGGAGTTATCGTCGCCGCCATTGCAGAACAACTCCTCGGAGTTGGCCACATCATCTCCTGTCTTTTCTTCAACGCTTTCCTGCTGTTGCTGCCTCCATCCAGCCCCGTTGTGTTGGGAGTATGAAAGAAATTTATCCCGTCTGGCAAGAATCCAGATTCGTTCTCTTCTATGAGGTGCGCCGACATGGTAAGCTCCCACAACTCCCCATCGTGCATCATACCCCATCTCGGAAAGATCGCCAAGCACTCGGTCAAGTCCTCGAAGAGTAAGCATTGGTGAGTTCTCCACAAATGCGTATTTGGGTCGTATTTCGCCAATGATTCTGGCCATTTCTCCCCAAAGTCCGCTTCGCTCTCCTGTGATACCGGCTCCCTTTCCTGCTGCTGAGATGTCTTGACAGGGAAAACCCCCGCAGACGACATCAACTTTTCCTCTCCACGGAGTTCCATCAAATGTGGTGACATCATCCCAGATTGGGAACTTTGGCAGGATTCCGTCTCTTTGTCGTTGGAGTAAGACTTCTCGGCAGTAAGGTTCAAGTTCAACAGCACAGACTGTGGTATGTCCGAGAAGCATCCCGCCGAGGATACCTCCCCCTGCTCCTGCAAATAAGTGTAGCTCATTTAATTTTTCTTTCATTTGGTTTAGGTTAAAAGTTGGAGAATCGTTCTGGTTAGAATGAATTGTTGTTAAAGAAACCCATTTGACTCTCGCTTTCCTTGTGGGCGCGAGCTTTGTCTATCTCGCCTGCCCAGTTGTTAAGGAGGGTTTCCATTGAACGACGGGTATAAACGTCTTTTTCGTTTCGTTTGGAATAGAAGTTTTCGAGTAACTTCCAGTCTTCTTCGCAGGTATCGAGGTTGGGTTTAGCTGCCTTTATTTCTTTTGGTGTCCAATTTGTAATATCGCGTCTTCCGAGAAGTCGGTTTGCTCGTTGCTGAAAAGTTAAGAGATTAAGAGATAATTCTTCTTTAGTATCTCTACTAGTTTCTCCCTTAGTATCTATGTTCACCTGTGGGTTGAGTCTGAGTTCACCAGCAGGTTGACTCTGATTGCACCTGTGGGTTGAATCAGACTTCACCTGTGGGTGAACTCTGACTTCACTTGTGGGTGAAGTCCCGCTTGGTAGGACAGCAAGAATTTTCCTACTTCTGCCATCGTAAGAAATTTGTTTAATCATCTTCAATGACCTCAATTTTGAAATCATGTTTGAGATGCTTGACTCTGTGCTGTGAAACATTTTTGCAAGATAGCCATTGCTTGCAAAACATGGTTTCTCTTCAGTCCCAAGCGAACTGATTTCTGCCCACAAGCATTTTTCCATCCACGATAGCGATTGAGATTCCCATATCTCTACTGGAACCCAAACACCGCGAAAAACCCGTTCGTTCTTTTCGCTCATAATTCAATTCCTTCCCCGTAAACATCATTGATGTAATTTACATTACAGAATATTTTTACTTCATCGAAATTCTTTTCACAATAAATAAGTCCAAGCGATGCTAAAAAATCCAATGCACACTCTATACGATATTTTGATACATCAAAAACAAAGGCCAAATATTCTTTGTCATTCACGCACCCTCTATCCCAATTTTCGATGTATGCTAATAATGTTCGTTGTAGAGGATTCAATCCTTTAATACGCATTACTTTTCGTTTAATTATTATCCCGTTCTTTGTCCTTATTGGACAATCGTCATATTTTTTCATTTTAGAAAAAGGCGACCCCTTGTGACACCGAAAAGGTGCGGCAACAGACGCGAAGGAGTGGCAGTGCCACAAGGGATCATATATTGTTATGTTAATTTACTAACCTTTTATTCACTTCGGCTCCTACCCCGAAGGCACGATTTCTCGCACGACTGAAAACTACTATAGGTTGTGTTCGATGTCAAGCATCTTTTTTATCGGTTACGATAACCAGTCCATTTCAACCTTCTCAACTTCACCTTTCGACCACTCATACATTTTATCATTGAGTAAGTCCCAGATTTGACTGGCATCTTCTTCTGTCTCGCACTGGAAGGTGGAGCGGCGTTCACCGATACCATCCTTTGTAATGACAATATCTGACTTAATAACAGTATTACTATTTACACCTGTCGCGGCCATGATTGCGGTGTTGTTTATTCTGAGTGCCATGACAAGAATACCTTCATCACTTTCATAGGTAGCCATGAACGGAGTCTCAAGCGCGGCGGCTAAAGATAGGTTTGTAACCATGACAGTTTGCCTTACTCCAGCGAGTAATTTTTCTGCGTTGTCTTTGATGTTGTTAGTGTTATCCATAAGCAATCATAGTAACAAAAAAGTATTGACTTGTCAATAGTCTTGGTTTATTTTTTATGCAAATGAAACATCCATTAGAAACTGCTTATGAATCTTGCATGAGTGCCTACGAGCAATCACGCACGATCCGTTCTCTTGGACGAAAGACTTTCGCCAGCCAGCTTCGTGAAACAAGGAGATTGCTGAAATTGACTGTCCGTGAACTTGGAGACAAGATCGGCGTGACAGGATCACTGGTCAACCAGATTGAAGTAAACTCCAAGAGTATCCTAAAGAAAGAACAAGTCGAAAAAGTAATCGCTCTATGCTACAAAGAAAAACGCCCCTACAGGCAAAAACAGGATTCAAAAAGCGAGGCGGAAAGCTCAGAGCAGTCTCCAGCTCCCGAAGAGTAAAGAATGCCGACTACGAAAAAGTCAAAGCAGAATACTTTGAAGAAAAAAACTACCAATGTGAGATATGTAATGGGCAAGGCACAGACCTTCACCATAAGAAAGGAAGGGGCAAGTTCTTATGTGACAAGTCCTCATTCATGGTTCTTTGCCGCCCATGCCACAATCGCTGCCACCACGAAGTAGGATGGGCAAGAGAGAATGGATATATAATTTATGACTACAAATAATACGTTTGAATCCCGCATCATCTGCGAAGGAACTGAAGTAAGCAATACACCGGAGAAGATTCTGTTTCGTCAAAAATTCAATCAATGTTGGGTGAAGAAAAGTGACATCCGACTGAACGAAACTCTTGGACATCTTGACGGGGAGAAAATAATTCGTATTGTAGTTCCAGAAGAAGTAGCGAATACTTTGGAACTTGAAGGTATCTTGGATTAATTACCAATCTCCGTTATCATCTGATCCGTAGTCATCGTCTGGAGTGGTATCAATTGATACTTCATCCCGCGCCCAAAATCGGTTAGTTGGAACTGGTTTATCGTTTCCGATAAAAACAAGTCCATTACGCCGCGCCATTTCGAGAGCGTAGATTAAACTATCGCTTAAGTCGGGCGAGTAACCTGTTCTGCCTTTAAGCTCATCTTTAGTCTCGATAGCAATCTTTTTGGACTTGATCGTGTATCGGCGCAAGCAAAGTTCCCGCGCCAAATCGCTGGTATAATCAAGTCCGTAAAAAGTTCTGCTTTTTATGGAATGGTAAATTGAGAACCAATATTCAGATACCAATCTATCGTAAACATCCTTACACGGGCGTTTATCAACCTCTGCCGCAATTCGGTCAGTAGGTTTACCCATAGATGAGATAAGAGCGATAGCGGCTCCAGAAGCGTCAAAGCGTAGCCACTCACGAATGATAGCCTGCCCGACTCGACCACCATCACCGGACACGTCCATACCAAACTTAGATGGTTGCACTCCAGCCGCACGGCACAACTGAACAACTTCAGTAGCAAGCTGAATCTCAAACTCGGCAGCGGCATTAGCAGATAGTTGGATTACCTTCTGACTTTCCAACCACATCACACGATTGCGAGTCCCCCGCACGAACCCTAACTTAGCGATAGTAAGAACACACCTATCCCCGCCGATTGTAAATGCGGTATCGAATCCTGCCACCTTAGTAAACCCTTCGGAATCCCATAGTGGTTCTTCGTTGGTATCAGCATTACGAATGAGATCAGCGGTAAGGATAGTCTGAGCGAATCCTGTCTTCGGCCACCAACCAATAGCGTTACGAACATAGTCAATTGCATTTTCGTCTCCATAACACAATTTAAGCATCATCTCCTGCTTCTTACGATCCATGAGAAATGGAAACGGAGAGGGTTCATTAGCAGGCGCGGCGAAGTTTGGGCTACGCATACCATTGTAGAACAAGCAAACTCCGGTCTCAGTCTCCCACTTATCCATGTCTGGGTTTACTGAATCAAAGTTAGAACAACCTTTTGGCATAGCCCAACGGGTGTGAGGATTGTCACCAGCAGATGGGTTTCCGATACCGATAAAGGTAACATCATCGTTTGCACCCAAGTTAACTTTTGAGGTGATCGCGCCCATTTCCATTTCTGGCAACTCATCAAGTGCAAGACGGATTCGATCATTCTTACGACCACGGGTGGTATCAACTGCTTTTTGACCTTCATTACCAGATGGGAAGGCGAGGGCTTTGATAGCATTATCATATTCCTTTTCCTCATCGTTTGTTGCTCCACCCCAAACAATCATATGGCGGTAGTCAATTAGTTTACCTATCTGAACGCGAGCGCATTTATAGAGCTTGGAGATGATACCCCAAATACGATCTTCAGATGCGCCTAACGTAGTGGTAGCTACCCATGACGAAGTGCAGTGCGGAGCAGCGCACCAATCAAGGTAAATCCAAAGACCAACTGGAAAACTTTTTCCCATTGAAGCAGCTCCCGCTAAACAAATATCAACATTACTGCAAAGTTCATCTAAGGTTCTAATCAACTGAGTGTTTGTGTATCCTCGGTTGTAAATAGAAACTTCAGTCGGCCATTGAAGTTTAACTGCATTTAGAAAATGTTCAGACGGAGAAAGTAGTTTAAAATCTGAAATATTTATATTTTGTCTAATACAATAAGTTCTACCATATTGTCCTCGGCTTATAGCGTAGCAGTATAACTCAATACCAAGGTCATCCATGTTTTCTGGGAATTGAATTCCGTAACGACGAATACCTTTGCTTGAAGAAAAAACTCTTGACATATCAATAAGAAAATATATTTTCCGACGAAAGGCAAGATGAAACTGAAAAACAAGAACCTCGCTCCAGTCGGTGGCTTTTACTGGCGTTATGAGATCAAGCGCGATAAACTCACATTCCCCGCGATTGTTTACGGAAGCACATGGAGCAGTTTGATGCAGAACATCCAGAAAGACTATCGCTCCAACGGAGTTGAACTTCCAAGTAACATTGAGCAGTTGGTCGAAGATCAAATCTGCCAACGCCAACCAAGTGATCGTTGCTGGTATAGTGATGGACTTGGAGATAGGATTGCACAGGTTATTCACACAGTAGCCAAAACTACTGACAAAGTTTTAGGAACTAAACTTGAGCATAAAGCTCGCGGATGTAGTTCGTGTAACAAACGAAGAAACATCTTGAATTCATTATCGTAAACGATAAATATAAAAATATGTCTCTAAGCATCGGTAACGACAACTTTTCACTTGCAGTTTTAGATCAAGACGGCAAACCACCAGAAACACGAATCTCCAACGCAAGTCATTGCTGGAATATCGCAAATCATTTAAGGTTAGCTAACATCGGGCGCGAGAACAAACGTATCCGTATCTATAAGGCTTACAAAATGTTCCCACCGACAGGATACAGCAAGCTCGCTGAAAAGCGACTACCTTGGCAATCGGATGTAAACTACGGACAACTTGGGTTTATCGTAGACAACCAGAAGTCCAGTTACTACGATGTTATTACGGAACGGCAGGCTTGCTGCACGATCAAAAGTAAATTTGGCAATGAAAAAGAACGCCTCGTTAACTCAGAGAACATCGGAATCGCATTTGACCAAGCAATCCGCGAATGGCCCGGATACCTTTACAACACAGAACAAGACCTTGAAGAAATGTTGCTGTATGGAAAAGGAATCGGAATGTGGGATAGCCCACTCGGATGGATGCCAGAACACGTTTACCTCTCCGACCTTCTCTTTCCAGACGACATTAGGATCGACTTTTGCAACCTTGAGGAGTTTGTCCGCCGTGTCCGTTTGACACCATACGAACTTTACAAGAAGATTGAGAATCGTGCGGCGGCAGAAGCAATGGGATGGAATGTGGACGCAGCAATTGACGCTATCCGTTTCCATCGCGCATTCAGCAACAATCGCAAGACACGCGAAGACTTCTTCCGCACGATCAGCGAGGCAGGATTTAACTGGTCACTCTCCGTAAACCAAAAGATCGACCTCTACGAAGTTTACTGGAGGGAGTTCGACGGCAAGATCAGCAAGGCAATCATCCTTCAAGACTATCAACCAATCTCGGACTACATCAACTCCAACATTAAAGGAGCAGGCAAGATCAGTGAAGATGATGTAAGAAGCCAACACGGGTTTATGATGCTGAAGATTGGACTCTTCAACTCATGGGATGAGATCATGTATATGCTGACCGACTCGGTTGGCAGCGGACTCTTCCAAGACATCAAGAGCCAAGCGGAATCGGCATTCGTCGCCTGCCGCCAGTATGACTTCACGATGAACTCGCTGGTTGATGCAGTGCGCCTCAACTCCATGTTGATGATCGAAGGACAAGGGCCAGACGCAACTAAGATGTTGAAACAGATGGAATGGTTGCCAATCAGCGTAATGCCAGATGGCGCGAAGTTCATCCAGAACCGATTCCAGCTTCCAGTAGCAGAAAGCATGAGCTTCATGCAGTTCTTCATGGGAGATATGTATCGCGGAATGGGTCAGTATCGCATCAATGCTCCTACCGCTGGAGGCAAGCAAAGGACAAAAGGCGAGGCTGAACTGGATGCTGCTGAGTCTGCCAAACTATCTGGAACTCAGATTCGCCGATTCAACGAGTGCCAAACCCTCTACTTTAAACAACTCTACAAACGATTCGTAAATGCAAAGTCCAGCGATGATGGATACGAATATGTTAAGAAGTTCTATGAAGTATTGGAAGAACTCGGAACTCCGAAAGAAGCCGCTGCTTGGAAGAACATCACAAGCATTCGTTCTAACCTAATCAACGGGGCTGGTAGCCCGTCATTCAAGCTCATCACGGCAGAGAAGCTATTGAGCATTACAGCAATTACTCCAGCTAACGAAGGGCAAGAGAACGCAGTTAAAGATGCAATCGCGGCACTCTCTGGCAGAGACAACGTAGCTCGCTACCGGAATACTAAACCAACTAAGATTACTGATACTGCTCGCGTAATCGGGTTTGAAAATGCTGGCATGACGGATGCGTT